AGTTATTTCTCCTCTCGATTAAGTATCTCAACAGCTTCGTTAATGATACTGGCTCTCATAGCGGCGGCGTCAGCGGCAGCGTTAGCGGCGGCGCTAGCGAAGTTAACGGCACGAGCGGCGTTAGCGGCGGCGTAGGCGGCGGCGTTAGCGGCGGCGGCAGCGGCGGCGTAGGCGGCATCAGCGGCGTGAGCGGTGTCAACGTCAATGTAAGCGACAGCGTAAGTGGCAACGCGAGCAACCCTCCTATTCTCCTCCGTATCGTTCTTAATCACCGCCTTAGCAGCGTTAATAGCATCGCGTGGACGCTTATCGTTCGGGTATCTCGATTCATACTCGCCAAGTACTTGCTCGGCGGAGAATACCGCGATCTCAATACACTGTTTTCTAGTCATGAGTCGCGTGAATAACCACCGGCACCAGCTAGGATTCTCCGCATCAACAACGCGAAGCAATTCCTTCAGGTCCGTAATATGCGAAGCGTTCTTGCTATACCAATTCCACCCATCATCGCAGGGTTTAAGAGCTTCAATTACTGAAGGAGAAATAAGCATAAAAACCTTTGAGGCTTGTGTGGTGGCTACAGATAAGCCGAACCACAGCCGGAGCGGTTGCGCAGCAGAGTGAGGCGTATGGGCGTAGCCCAAGGCGGCGGTTGTCATGGAACCCCCAGCACGCGCGCTGCGATGGCCTCGAATTCGTCGGAGTCGAGGCGCTTCGCATCTTCGAGCGTGCGCTGCCGGAGGACTGCAACACCCTGCTCGAAGCCGCGCTCAAGCAGGTCGCGGGCAATGGACCGCATTTTTCGGTCATGCTCGTCACATCCGGGCCATTGTTCTGAGGCGGCTTCGCGCGCCCAAGTCTTGTAGTCCATTTTCACTTCTCCCTTAATTTCCAGCCGCGTCGGGCTGTCCGTCATGTGTTATTAACGAGCACTAACGCATCAGAAATAATTTGACGCTCATCCTTTTCATAAACGTTCATTTCTTCAATTAGATCATACTCAGAAATAGAACTTGGATTACTAAAGAGTTTTCCATTTGTATCCCAACTTTTTACATCCATCTCCCCAAGAATCACACCTTCCCAAGGATACTCTGCGGTAGAATTGTGATAAAATACAAAGGCTAGTTTTTTACTGCGAGTGAGATATAAACCGCATTGCATAGTTGTGTCCTTTTTTAACAAGTATTCTTGACTCTTCGGAACCGGTATGGTACCGTACCGGTTAGGTACCGTATCGGTAAGGTACCGTACCGGATAAGACTATCCCTTACCGATATAAAGATACCTTACCGGTAAGGTACCGTACCGGATAAGAACGGTGTTAGAAATCGGGCGCTAATCAGAGTGAACTATCCAAAGAGCTTGGATGTGTAGTAGTGTTAGTGTAGTTGGTAGTGATAACGGTAGTTTTGACTAAGCTTGACCAATTTGAGAAAGGTAAACACGTCGTAACAACATCTCAACTCATCGGAAAAGCTAAATTAACCTTCCTCGCCCGGCGTTCACGATTCTTCTCAATCAGTTCGCGCTCTAATTTATGCGTAATATAGAGCCTAAAGTACTTCCCCTTAGCTCCACACCCAGTAATAATCCTTTCTTGTGCCAAATAAATAAAATCCGCCAGATTAGGACTATCAGCACACATAAAGCGTGTGTATGCATCTCGAATAAGCTGTCTCTTATTCATACCACCTCCAAAAAGTGAAGCTTTCGTATAGAGTTGCCTGTGAGTGAGTATTCTATACCGGCAGCTTCTAGCCGAGTGTTCCGTGTTAAAGCTTAGAAATCACACGACAAGACACAAAGATCTTCTTAGGATCAAGCAACCACAGATTAAGTGGCGCTAGTTCTACTCCCTTAAGATCCATAAACATCCAATCTAGCTTGTAATCCTTACGGAAATATACTTTAGTTCGAAGCATACAACCTCCAAATCCCAAGGCATCAGGAGATAACTTAGGAGTAATATAAACGCTACTCCTGTAATAATTATGCCTAGATACCACAGAGTCTCTAGAATTTCCTCCATCATGACGCTTGCAGTCCGTAAAGCCTCTCGGTTTCATATGACAGGCACACTTGCAGATTATACAGATCAGCCATAAGATTTGAATATCGAATCATATCGCCTTCTTGAAAAGCTTCCTTAGCTCTAGCTCTGACAGCAGAAATAGCTCTTGTGATCATTTCGATTTGTTCCATACGTTCCTCCAAGGGTTAAGTTAGGGTTTTTATACGCGTTGTCCGTTGTAGGAGGTATGATCCATACCAATAAACGCATAATAGATTACCCTCAACTAGGGGGCTTTTGAAATCTAAGCGCGATTCATTTTCGATCAGAATTTGCGCTAACCAGAGAAAAGTGTGTAATTACGCAGACTAAAAAGCTGCGGTAGCGGGCATAAGCAAAAAAAAAGATGCTAATGCCTGGGGCTCGGGTAACACAGGTCATCCATGACCCATGTTAACCTAGTTGTTGATTATCCAGCGTTCTTGAAGAGTTCGCTGAGAAGCGCGAGCTTTTCAGGGTTAGCAGAAGCAAATAGCTTGCGGAAACCTTCGACCGCAGCCGCTTCCGCCGCGTGCTTAAGGCGCGCTTCTTCCTTGCGCTTGGCTTCTTCAGCTTCGCGCCGTGCCTTGAGTTCAGCTTTGCGCTCTCCCGCACCCATGACCAAGTCACGGTGAGTCTCATAGAACTCGCGGATACCCTCGTTATTCCGCACGATAAGCTCTAGCTGTTCTGGCGTGACCCAGATACGCTGTGAGCCCATCTGGATGCAGAACGTCTTCGCAGGCATAACCTGACCATCATCCGCGACCTTGCCGTAGACGCTGATACGGCACTCGTCTTCGAGCTTGTGCTGTTCATTGACCTTATAGCGATTCATGATATACTCCTGTGTTGCGTGACGCACCATGCGCCGCGCCGTGCGCCGCAGCGAGCGCCGCGGCTGCTGGGAAGCAGTGCGAGCGGCGTGCCACCGAAAAAAGTCAACGAAAACAAGCACTTCAAGTAATTTAGTTGTGTCGAACTTTTAGACAACTGTCAAACAAAAATTGTCACTGTTGAAATCATTGAGGTTTTTCACGGCAAGAAGTGTGCCAGGCACGGCGCTTGCAACGTGCGCCCGCGGACGTAGCATAGCCCCAGGACTAGACAATAGCCCGAGCTCTAGACATAGACATAGGGGTAGCTGTAGATATAGACGTAGATGTAGACTAGGGGGGGGTATGACACTCAACATGCGACTCTGAGTCATATAGTCAAAACACACAGAATTACTAATTCACATGTTTACCTTTCCATCTATAATGCTACCTCTAATCACACACTACAAAATCCTCTATAACGCTCTAGAATGACCTATAAGCTATTATTTGGATATGTATGCTATCTATGGTCTAACAGGGCCTATGCGGAGATTGTGGACGATTTTAGAGAGGGTACGATACGAAGCTCCAGGTCATCTGAGTCGATGGAACGAAGTAGATCGTACTTAAATGACACTAGAGTACCATATTTGGAGCATTCGATTAGAGCTTCATCTACTAACGCAATGATCATCTCTAATTCAGTATCTGGTGAAAATTTTACCAAATAGCAACCAGAAGAATTACCTGATGGATCTAATAAATGAGAGTATCTTTGATCAATCTCATCACGTAAAGACTTAATCACAAAATTACCCACCCCATGGTCAAAAAGGTTGAATCTCTATCAATTTGAACATTATCTGGTAGTCGATTTTTTAACTCAAGAATTTGGTCAATTTTATTGGAATGAATGCGAAGAGATTCTGACATACCAGAACGGTAAAAGAATACCTTCAGATCAGGGTCAATTGTATTGCGCGCCAATTGAATAAAGTCGTATGATGTCATGACTTTCTCAACTGATCGTTGACATAACTAGCATCGATTTCATTATGTGGGTGGTAGTCGTTTACTAGTTCATAAAATCGTAGGTCATCTTCTGGAATAAACCATAGGTATTCTGCCCAGTATCCCTAGTTTCAATACCGTTATGAATAACCTTAGACACTACGTAGGTAAAGTGAAGATAAGGGACCGCATACCCAGCCTCTTTATTGATTTTACCATCGTTGTTTAATACCGCTCCTAAGACCATACCGGGAACAATATTGACTAAGATAGGTTCTGAACTGGGAGTATATTTATATTGGATTTTCATAAGGAGGAGCCTACTGGAATGTAATACGTTACAAGCTGCATAATAACCATTTTCTCATTGACGAAGATTACCTCATAGCCCTCTAAAGCCGCCTTATTAAGTCTATCTTCTAGATCATGTTCTGTATTACGTACATACAGCACTTCATATGGTTTCACTTCTTTGTCCATTTAATACCCCTTCGTAGTTCTTGGTCTGTAAATAATTTAAGCTTATTCATATTTTTCAAAAATTAGTACAAGTAGTTGAGGATTATTGTAAGTCATACAATTCAGAATATAGCCTTGTTTTGTATGCCTATCAAGTACCTCTTGAATAGCGACTGTTTCAATCCAACCCTTTCCATCAGCGTAGAGTTTTACCGCCTTATATGTTGGAACGGTGTTAACTGACATCATAATTCACCTTCACAGTAACATCAACATCGTCAGAGATATTCGATTCCCTAACACTAAGTACTTTAAACTTTTTTCGCAAAGATTTGAGATGTTTTTTTGGGATAGTAATTACATCTTTACCATAACGAACAAAGGCGGTTTTTGGAAGCCTTTTACGTACGACAGACTCGTTTAAAATCCAGAAACGACGCCATAGCTCCTTATACAAGACTTCGGTCTTAATTTCTTTTAGTTTGTTCATATCTTAACTCCTAATCCTGTTAAAATTAACCACGCTAATTCTTCTTGGAGAGGTACCACTGCATTACCTGATCCGTTAATACGTTCACATCTGAAGGCAGTCCCATTAGTTCCGCGTGGAACTGAGGGGACAGAACAATTACTGGGCCAAGATCCGCCGTTAAGGGCAGATCTAAGCGAGCCTTGACGTAATCTGAATTGCTCCGGGTCCAGGTTACGCAATGATTCGTTAATGATGGTTTCTTTCCAATCCTTTGGGAGGGTGACCCCTTCCACCCGTCCGACGCGGCGGGAGTAGGCCACCATAAACCACCTTGATCTGATGTGTGCAGCGCCGACTTCACTTGCGGATAAAACTCCGTCTCTAACATCGTAACCAATCGACTCAAACGCATTTCTGATAGTCGGGATATACGGGCGTATGCCGGGCCATACGTTCTCCAAAAAGACAAGGCTACAATCGGTTTCTTTCGTAAGGCGGATAATTTCCCAGAATAAACTGCTTTGCTGTCCGTCCAGACCTGCTCTATTCCCAGCAAGGCTAATGTCCTGGCAAGGGAATCCTGCTGAGATAATGTCCACCCTGGGAAGCATGGTAGCTTGCAGTGTTCGCACATCATCCCAGATAGGGGCGGGTTTAAGGCGTCCTCGTTGGATCTCTGACAAGAGCACACCGATAGAGTAACGGTCTGATTCACAATAGGCAATAGGCCTGCAGAGAGGTAATTTGGTCCTTGCACTACCTCCGTGTCCTGCAAATAGTACCAGCTCATTTAACATTACCAGTCAAAGCTCGCTCGAATAATTCCTCCAAGAGCAATGCAGGCTAGTGTAAACAAACTCACCAGGAGTACCGCAAACATTCCATCCGATGCTCGGAATCCTAGTAGGATTGAGAGTGCTCCTATAGAGGTAAATCCTCCTGCGATCAGAGCGATCAATATAAACCCATATAGGAAATCTTTAAACATCGTATTTACCTCTTATAGTAACTAGCTTAGTAGTATTGCCATCTTTTACATTATAGAAGGACACAGCGTCAACCTCACTATAACTAGTCTGTTCGACAATGATCTGTGGTCCGCAGGTACATCCAGTGCAGTTACACACATAATCGTTATAGTGTGCTTCTACCTGAACTGGACTATCTTGCGGGAACTCTTCTAGTAGACTAATTAGCTCTTTTACGGTCATGTTCTAAAGTGTGCGTAACTGCATAAGTATATAAGTCTTCTAACAGCTCTAGGTCGTTATACTTAATCCTATAACGACTGGGAATACGAGGAAGTTCCAACATACACTCATCAGCAGTAACTTTAACCAGAGTTGCTTGGATGAACCTGCCTGTAGATTCACAAGCAGCTTTGAGTTTAGCCTCTTTGGCTGCCGCTTCCTCTCTAGCGGCAATATCACAGCTATGAATACCAAAAGAGATACCCACAGATAATAAAATACCGATACCTACTTGAGATAATTGAACTAGAGTCATTTCTTACATCCTCCATTAACCCAATCTTTAAATAAACTACGTTCGGCCTCAGTCATTCCTGTTAGGTTACCTGGAGGCATATCTTTTTTAATAACAACCCTATCCATAAACCTAACACAGTGTTTTTTAGCTGTGTCGTAGTTTGTCCAATCCTTATCTTTCCAAGAGGAACTATGACAGGAAGTACAGTGCTTGTCAAGAGTAGGTTTAAGTTGCGTGTGCGTCACTGTTGGTCCTAGAGCGGCCAGTAGTAGAAGAGAAGAGAAAGTCATAGAGTAGCCGCAATCCCATCTTTATCCGTGCGTCTGCGATTAGCCGTATCGTATCCACACATAATCGCATTAGCAAACCAAGAGACAAGAAGATCTTCGTCGATCTCCTCTAGTCGATCACCGTGTTTGTCCATAAAAGTTTGTGCCCAACGTTTAGCATCCATGTCTTCGTGTAGCGGTGTCATTAAAAATCCTCTAACTTTCTGAGTGGAGCCTCTAGGTAAGATCTATTGATAGAACCATAAGTATCCATAGGGCCTCTATCACTTAACTCTACATTGCCACCATAATAGCCATTATGTTCTACTCTGGTTTCAATTGTCATAGTACCTTCTGAAGTTATTAAAGTCAATCCCATTGTCTCTACCACATCATCCGTATCTTTTTTAAACCATGAAGACTTTTCTACCCATTCGGTAGTGTGTGCACCGAAAATAACAGCTTTACGTTTTGGTACTCCGTTAACATGTGCCACAAAACATTTGGCACAGCAATCGCCACTAAACGTGAGGTAAAGAATACGTCGAGATTCCTCAGATCCAACGTCTAGAAGAATTAAATCATTATCCTGATTAATTAAAGCTCCGTTTAATTCCTTATTTACCAGACTCGTCAGTTCCATCTTCGTCATCCAGTTTAATAAACATACTCAGCGTAAACACACAAAACATACTAATAAGACTGCTGACTAGTGTAGCAGCTAGGTACGGAAGTAATAGCCCTGTAAATCCTAAAAAGCTAAGTACCGCCTTGTCCAATCGTCTAACTGCATATTGACTCAGTAGCAAACCTAATACAGCACCCAATGCATACAAAATTAAATAGAACATAGTTTAATTCCCACCTTTTCAAAAATATCTTTAGCTTCTGTGTGACGATACTCGTTTTTATAATACACGGTTGTAACCCCGCCCAATTGGATTAGTCGTTTTGCGCAAGGAGCACATGGCATATGAGTCACGAATACAACCTTAGGCTCGCTTCTGGCAGCATCGCAATTAATCACAGCGTTTTCTTCGCTATGTAAGCAACCACAATTACCCGTAACATCTCTATCACAGCAGTTAGGTAATCCGGAAGCATTACCATTATACCCGACTGCCAGTACTTTTCTATAATCGGCAGAAGTAATCACAGTGCCTACTTTTAGACGAGAACAGGTTGACCTCTCTGATAGATGGGAAGCTAGCTTAGTGTAGACTTCTTGAAAGGAAGGACGGTCAGACACTGGCGAAAAAGTTCCAAGTCCGGTTGATTTGTTCTAGCCAAATATTCATTCGCTTGTTGGGATATTTAGCTTCTAAGTCAAGAGCAAACTTACTATACTCTCGCATATACTGTTCATGTGGGATTGTATCTGAGAAAGGTAGCGGTTGGACTTCATACCGTCCTAATACGATATCATACACCGGGTCTGGAAGTTCTACGAGTTCTTGCACTCCAGTATCTTCGTCAATCACTTTATACAAAAGAGTCATAGTTTCTCCATTAACTTAACAGCAAGCAGAAAGGTGTTATAGGCGTCATCATCTGCTCTATGTTTGGTCCCTTGAAATTTCATACCGAACCTAGTCATAACTTTAGCAAGACCTCCCTGTAAAGGCAAGTCGTGCTTAAGTGCGTAGAATTGATATAACGTCTTGACATCAAACCATCTATGCCCAAAAAAGACCGTGTTTGTTTGTTGCTTAAGGAGAGCAGCATCTCCTCCGCCCCACGTAATAGGATTCACTGCGCAATCATAGGCTCGTTTGAGTTCCATCAATTTCAAACCAGCCTCATCAAGAGTAACACCCGAATCTAACATCTCTTGATTGATGTTGCATAATTTCTGAATATACGGATTTAGAGGTTCATCTAGTTTTGTGAACAGACTAACGCGCTGAAAAATCTGGCCGGTTTTAATATTACCAATAACGGCTCCGATTTGGATGATCTTGTTAGACGGTTGGTTTAACTCAAGATCAAGAGATATAAAGTTCATAGGCAACGAGGGAAGGGTTCATCGGTAGTATGCGTTTTGTTGCATAGTTCACATCGATTGACAAATCGAGCTGGCGTCACATTAAATACCTGTTGCTCGTACTTCATCTCCCCACCGCAAGAACAAAGAAGCACCTCAATAACTCGTTTAAGTTTTAATGTCCCTTCATAGGGGTCAGCAATATACTTACTCGACGAGGATAGATTGAGTTTCACTCTTCTCATTTAACAATGATCCTTGTGCAATAGGTCCAGGAGACTCTTTAAGCATAAGCTCTTCTCCGACATTTGTCAACTGTTCGATAAGAAGATTTACGAAACTTCTTGCATCGGGGTCATGAGCTGTCACTGCACGAAGAACTTCGAGTTTACCTAATACCTCTGTTCGAGAATCTCTCCAACCATTAACATAAGCGGAGTTAACCAAGCAACGGGTGTCCCATTGATCTGGTCTAGGCCAACGAGCCGAGTATTCTGTCATCTTCTCAGTCATCTTAGTCGTGTTGCGCCACATATAGTTCCCTATCATAATTATTTTCTGGGTTATGGGGAGCGGTTAAAACTAATAGCCCCAAACTACTATAGTAGTTAGCGTATGCTGCAGAAGGTTTTGTGTTAGCGGGTAATACGAATGTTGTTGACTCATTCGTGTCTGGATCAGACACCACCACTGTAAATCCAGTAATTCTGACTAAAGGACGTTTACTCACCTCAAAACTTACCTCTAAACCTGTCTTATTAAAAAATGTTCGTTTTACCATAATTTCCACCAAGGAGTTTTTGCTGGGACTTCAGTTATCACTACTGGACTTTGTTTGTTCCAGTAAAGGATTACGCCAACATTGTTGGATGCATAGAGTTCATCGTGGAGATTAAAATTATAAAATGAAACTCTATACCCAAGCTTTTGGAGTTGATGGTTGTAGTGAATGAAATCAGAAACAAAGATAGACCAGTTGTTACCGAATGACGTACTCTCAATTCGACAACTAAAATCTCCTTTATTCACGGCCTCAATGATATGAGACTCAATAAGTCCGTTGATCGCTACAACAGCTTCTTTTCTCCGCGCATTACGCTTCTCTTCAGCGATCATGAGGGCTGTCTTAGCGTCGATCATTCCCATGACCCAATCTGAATATCGCCGTCATTGAAAGTGTAGATATTCAACTTCTTCATCCAAAAAACTAGGTCTTCGCTCGGAAAGATCTGAGAAGATCCTACTTCTGATTTAAGCTCAGAATCTGCGATTTCTGCGAGATACATATTTGTTCCTAGTTCCTTAATAACGCCCTTAGTTCCCCTCATCATTGCCTTCTACCTCCGGATATAAAACATTCATTAAAAACAAAAACGCTAGCATTAGATCTTTCTCTGGATAATTAGTATGTTTAACTGCGTGTTGCACTGCTAATCTAGCTCTGTGTGCTTCTACGGGAGTGTAGGTTCTTCTCTCTAGGAGTGTTACCCACGACTCCACAGCCAGTAGAATCTCTTCTTCATCCATTTTATCCAGTTGTGCTTGATATAAATCGATCATAGAAGTTTCTGCGTTGTTGGGTCAACCGCTCGTTTAAAACCATTGGTGCGAAGTTTAATTGTATCTAATTCTCCACTAGGGATGCTGTCTTTATCATAAAAGACACCATTGTAGGATAGAAATAGTCGGTGAACCGCTGACGGAAGTAGTAGTGTTACGTTACAGTATGGGTGCGATAACTCAACATTCTCAATAAGTTCATCCCGAACTTTATCCAGATTATTTGTAAACTCAGAGATGTATAGAAATCTTGCAGGCTCCAGTCGCTCTTCTCTGTAGAGATTGATTAGCACGTCCTTTAATAATGGACGGTCCATACAAGTTTCACATACCCAAGAAACATTCCGAAACATAAGTACGTTTTGAGGAGCTTGAGTACCACAAACCTTACAAGCTGATTGTGATGTAGACTGCATTTGTTGTAATTCTCCAATTATTGTAACTTAGTTCTCTATTTTTAATTATTTTATAGAACCCAAGTCCAAAATAAACCTCTCGCTCAAGTCCAATATTTCTTAGGTGTTTATTTAATAGGATCTGACCGTAGTCTTCGGATTGTTGTACAATCTTCTGGAGCCCTGTTTGAATGTAGGTCGCTTTAATTGCGCTTGAGATAGCCTGTTCGTTGGCCTGTGCTGGGATTGAAGCACACAACGTCACCACGAGAATATTTAGAAAGATTCTGATCAATCGAATCATAATCACCAGCTTCAAGAAACATACAGTCAACAATAGCTCGATCTAAATAAGATGTATTGTCTTTAGTAATAAGATCAATTGTAGCGCCATTGTACATAACGATTGAGTAAAAATCTGTATTTTCAATCGTCATAAGGCGATCAGATTCAGAAAGATCTTTTAGTTTTGAGTATGCATCAGAAGGATTATTTTTGGTTACAACTGTAATGTAGTTTGTTTTTTTAGCTCTATCTAGGATTTCAGACCAGATAGTAGTAGACGTATTCGTGTCACACCACGAACTGTGATAATGCGATCTAACAGCTACTGCTCCACAAGTACACTTCATTGAATGATCCTCGAAAAAATAAATAGTAAAATAATGCTACTGACTGCTAGAGATAGACTTAGGAAAAAGTTTGCGAACCATTTTACCAGTGTAAATAGCGGTTGCTTGAGATGTTCCAGAAAATATCGCATAACCCCCTCCAGGGATCGATGATAATACATTCTTACCATCTTCTACAGCTTTTACAATAGGACCGTAGTTCGAAGATGGAGATATGTTACCAATAACGTTCATGTTTGGTAGCCCGTAACAGGCTGGAAAGTAATCGCAGGGTTCTAGTTTTTTAGCGTTATTGCCTGCTGCGACGTTAAAAATAATATTTGGATTATTGAAAATTGTAGCTTTTTCGTCTAAGTCCTCATCTGCCCCACCTGCAGATATATTGATGATCTTAACGTCCTGTAGAGAAGAGGCGTACTTTAGAGCTTCTGTAATATAATTGGGAGCTTTAGGTGATTCTGAATAAAACTTAACAATTACCAAACAATAGTTAGCATCCTCAGCATATTTCTGAATAATACCTGCAATGTGCGTCCCATGTCCATTATGATCCATTAAATGTGTGTCGTAGCTTAGGTTTTTATGTCCATCGGAGCACAAAACGGTTTTGAACCTTTCATCCTTAAGATCCAATCCAGTGTCGATAACGACAACTTTATTTTCCGCTAGAGCACTTAAACTTAACAATAACAGACCTAACATATCTTTAACGTAGCACAGACTATACGAATACGCAAATTTTTATTTAACAAGTTATATTAGGAAGTTACCAGCAACACAGACCGCCTTTCCTAAGGCACCTAGTCGAGTACACAGTAGCTGTTTACGCTGAAATAGGCTTTCTAGATCGGAAATTGTATGAAAATGTCATATTTTTGTTTGGGCGGGGCGGCTTTGCCGCTTGTTCGTTCAGTGATCTTTGGCGCACAAATGGGGGATGCTATTGTTATGGTTGCTATTATTGCGGCCTACGTTGCTTCTCGCTACTTCGAGTCACAAGAAGAAGAACCTGTTAATGACAAAATTAAGCAGGATCTTGACGATATGAGAGCTACCGTTAACGCACTAAAGATCGGAAAAACTTTTGGGCGGCAGTAAATGTCTACACTTGAGACTACGGATTCCTTAGCAGGTCAATTTGCTGATGTGAGTCAGCTATTGGAATATGCTGATGCACAATCCAAACTTATCGAAAGCTTAAAGCGTGAGTGTAAGCGCCTCAACGAGGAGGTTGCCAAGCTTAAAGATGCCATGCTAAGCTCGAAATCCCTTTCTGAGATCCCTAAATCCAAAATGATCGTATCTCCAGAGCAGATCATCTGCGAGACGCAAATCCAACTTCTCCAGCAAGTATCTCTTACTCGATCAATGACCTTAGAAGAGACTAAGCGCTTGGAGATTTTGGTCAAAAGTCTCTATTTAATTAAAGAAAAATCATCTGGCTCATCTGAGGACGATCTTTCAAATTTGCCTGTAGCTAGTCTAGAACGTTTGGCCTCTATTCCAGAACCAGAACAGGAGACTTAACCTGTGTCTGTAGACGTTTATACACAAAAAAGACGAGCAATTGCGGCTCTATGGCACCAAGGCATCATTAGCTGGAAGCTAACCGATGTCCAAAAAGAACTCTACAACATCCATAAAACGAACACACATAAGACTTCAGTATGGGTTTGCAGCCGTCGTTTGGGTAAATCCTATGCTCTTTGTGTAATTGCTTCTGAAATTTGCCTTCAAAAGCCGAATGCGGTCGTAAAATTCATTGCTCCAACTAGACAACACGTAACTAAGATTATCAAACCGCTTCTAAAAGAGGTGTTTAGGGACTGTCCTAAGGATCTTAGGCCCGAATTTAAGACAGCAGAGAGTATTTATAAGTTCAAAAATGGGTCAGAGATCCAATTAGCTGGTACCGATAATGGTCACGCTGAATCCCTTCGTGGAGGAAGTTCGGACCTTTGTATTATCGATGAGGCCGCCTTCTGTGACGACTTGAAGTATATTGTGCAGTCCATTCTTATCCCAACTACAACGACCACAAGAGGTAAGATTATTATGTCCTCAACCCCTCCAAAGTCGTCCGATCACCAATTTGTGCATTACATGGAGCAAGCGGAAGCTCGTGGAAGCTATGTTAAAAAGACTATTTACGACGGTATTGGGTCGAGAATTACACAAGAGATCATTGACGAAATTATTGAAGAACTAGGAGGCGTTGATAGCGTCGATTTTAGACGAGAATACCTATGCGAGCTTGTTTCAAACGACGAGGAGGCTGTATGCCCCTCCTTTACAGAGAAATTGCAGTCTAGGATAGTTAAAGAGTGGACTCGTCCGCACTTTTATGATGGCTATGTAGCCGGAGATATCGGTGCAGAGGACTATACAGTGTTCTTATTTGCCTATTATGACTTTAAAAACGCTAAGTTAGTCGTTGACAACGAAGTTGTTATGCGAGGACGAAGTATCACAACAGACGAAATTGTTGAGGAAATTAAAAAGAAGGAGCGAGAGTCCTTCTTAGACCATAAGAGTGGCTTAGTAAAAGACCCTTATCTAAGAATCTGTGATAATAACCTTATTTTTATCAGTGACTTACGCAATAATCATGGGTTAACCTTCCTAACTCCTCCAAAAGACAATAACCAAGCTGCCATTAATAACCTCAATATGTGGTTGAAGCAGGAGAAAATCATAATTCACCCAAGATGTCATACACTTATCACACACTTGAAGTACGCTAAGTGGGATAAATCTGGCTCTAAGTTCAAAAGAAGTACAGATCACGGTCATTATGACGCCGTAGACGCTTTAAAGTACCTTGTAAGGTCTGTGCAAGAGTCTAGAAATCCATATCCAGCTAATTATGGTAGAGATTCCGAGCAATCATGGTATGATTACTCACAAAAATCTCCAATTCCGATGAACTTGCGGTTTTTTAAGACAATATTTCAACCAAAAAAATAAACAAGTAGTTGTAGAGGTTTACATGTCCGATCTGAAATATTTTGCCGCTGATGAAGCGGAAGCAACAGCAGGAGTTTTGATTCAAAAGATCGACTCATGGTGTAATAATCTCGAAACTAATGGGTATTTACAGAAATTACGCGATTCTTGGGCAGCTTACCACGGAGCGTACTATGCAGATGTCACTTCTGGACATAAAATCGCATTTAGTGGGGAGCAGGGGGAGATTGCTAATCTTCCCGTAAATCACGTTCGTAACTTAGCGCAGCATTTGCTGGTTATGACCACTGCAAATCGCCCAAGTATGGAAGCTAGAGCCAGTAATACGGACTTTAAATCTCTTTCTCAGGCTATTTTAGCAAACGGACTGTTGGACTACTATATGAGAGAGAAGCGTTTGGAGAAATACCTAAAACGCGCGGTGGAATATGCGATTGTATTGGGAGCTGGTTATGTAAAGATGACCTGGAATGCCACTACAGGCGAAATTTACGAGTTTAATGAAGAAACCAATACCCCAATCTATGAGGGCGATGTTGAATTTGCTAACATGTCTCCATTTGATGTTATCGTCGATTCCACAAAAGAATCTGCTGATAACCACGATTGGGTAGTATGTCGTACTTGGAAGAATAGACATGATCTGATGGCTAAATATCCAGATTTGGCAAACAAGATTGCAGCTATTCCAACAAAAGATCAGAATCTCCGCTTTAAATTTGGCAGTTTCGTAGACGATAAAACCGATGATGTAGCGGTATTTGAAATGTACCATCGTCGAAGTGAAGCTCTTCCTGAGGGACGTTATATGATGTTCCTTGCACAAGATGTCATTCTACATGATGGACCTCTTCCTTATAGAATGCTTCCTGTATTCCGTATTTCTCCTTCAGATATTCTCGGTACTCCTTACGGATATACTACAGTATTTGACTTGCTCCCACTACAAGACGCCCTAAACTCTCTATTCTCCACAATTCTTTCTAACCAGTCGGCTTTCGGTGTTCAGAATATCATCGTTCCTCGTGGAAGCGATATTAACCCTATGCAGCTTGCTGGTGGGTTAAACGTTATCGAATATAACCAACAGGCAGGAAAGCCTGAATCTCTAAATCTAACGGATACTCCTGCTGAGATTTTCAAATTTGCTGATCTTATTTCTCAACAAATGGAAGTGTTGAGCGGAGTAAACTCTGTATCTCGTGGTCAGCCTGATCCTAACCTTAAGTCTGGAGCAGCACTCGCTCTTATTCAGAGCATGGCGATTCAATTTGCCTCTGGATTACAGCAATCTTACGTACAACTTATCGAAGACGTAGGCAGCTCATTGATCTCGATGCTCAGGGATTTCGCTTCAGTTCCTCGTGTAGCGGCGATTGTCGGTAAAAGCAATCGTACTTTTATGAAGGAATTCAAGGGAGATGATCTTGCTAACGTTAATCGTGTTATCGTCGATGTTGGAAATCCTCTGGCTCGTACAACCGCCGGTCGTTTAGAAATTGCGCAGCAGTTACTTCAGATGGGATTGATTAAAGATCCGGCTCAATTCCTAACAGTACTCAATACTGGACGTTTGGATACTACCTACGAAGGTGAGCAGACTGAATTGATGCTGATCCGTAAAGAAAATGAAAAGATGATCAACGGAGAGACAGTTTCTGCCATTTGGATCGATGAACACAAAGAGCACATTCTAGAACATAAAGCAGTTCTTGCTGATCCTGATCTAAGAAATGATCCGGAAATCGTAAGTATTGTACTTGCGCACATTCAAGAACATATTGACCATCTAGAGCAGGCCAAGCCTGAATCTCTAATGGTACTTGGTCAGCAGCCAATTGCTCCCCCACAGCAAATGTCTGCACCACAAGGAGCACCTACAGATGAAGTAATGGCTCCTCCAGAAGGAGTAATTCCTCCGTCTGCTATGGTTCCAGGGCAGGAACAACCAAATATGCCAAACATGCCAACACCACCGGCACCGTTTGAGAATCTGCCGGTAACGGCTCAGGAGGTTCCTGCTCAGTGAACTACGAAGATATAGTCAAAAAAATCAAAGAAATTAGTGGGTATGATCCATCTGAAATGCCCGGACCCGACGCTCCTCTTAATGCAGCTAAAGGTGCTATGAGAGTACGCGATGCCGTTATTGGCGCTCCTACTAGGGCCGCACTACAAGCGATGCAACGTGGGGAAGATATGGGAGCTGCTTTTGCTGGTCAGTTTGGAGAAAATCCAGATAAAGCTCCTACAGGACAAGATCTACTTAAGAATGATCCGAATACAGCTCCATATGCTGATTCTAAGGCTTTGGGGTTGGCGGTTGAGGTTGTGGCTGATCCGACAATTGCCCCTATGGTCAGATTTCCAAAGATTAAGCAAATGACAAAAATTGCCGAACCTGGTGCCATCACACAAAAAGGAATTCGCGAATTAGCGGAATTTGCTGATATGGCTTCTATGGTACCTAAAACACCAATACAAAAGGTAATGCAGACACGCCAGTACATGAAAGAACGACCTGGAATGTCGCCTGAGATTGCACTATTACAAACAGATCCTAACGAAGTATTGGCAGCTAGACTAGAAAAACGTTTAGATAAGTTAACACCTGAGTATTATTATGATACTGAGATGGGCAAATTAGTTCACGATCCTAAACTTCTTAAAGCTGACGAGGCTACAAAAGAAATTCCCACTGAGGAGTCTATTGAAGCTTATAAGAAGATCTTAGAAATGATGGCAAAGCGTAAAAAGTCAAGTTAATTATGGATTTTTTAGATTCACTAAAGTCACTATTCTCCCCCCCGGTTGAATTGACGGCTGAAAAACAGAAATCAGTTCAGGAGATTGCAGTAAAACCTCCTTCTGAGTATCCAGTAAAAGATACAAGTGATTTACATGCTTTAGTTAACGCACTTAAAACAAGCGCTAAAGAGGCAAAGTATGAACGGTTGAGGAAATTATTAAATGCCAGCACCGGCTCCAACACAACTAGACGCTAATCAAGTCCTTCGTGGTGCTTACGATGAGGCAGAAGGACGGTTAAGAACCGATTCAAAAATTACCGCCAATATATCGGGTGCCCAAGAAGTTATCATCTCGCATACGGACGATAGCATTAAAATCGGAGACGGCACTGATTTTTTAGCTGTAAATGCAGATGGTTCGATTAATGTAACTTCAGTAGCTTCATTACCATCGAACGAAACTAGTTACGTACAATATGGAGAAATTAGTGCAATTCCGTCAGCTTCTGAGACAAACATTCTATCGTATACTGTACCAATTGCAACCACATTCTTTTTTTTAAGAGCTTCAGTATCTGGAACTAATTTAGCAACATATAAGGTTAAGGTAAATGGGTTTACACAAGAAACAAAACGAACTTGGTGGACAAAATTTAACGAGGATTTTGAATTATCCTTACAAAACAACAAAGGATTAGAATTGTCTGCGGGCGATATTATTACGGTTACCGTACTACACAATAGCGCCAGCTTAGGAGATTTTAACTGTACGATTAAAGGTGTGACACTAGTATGAATTTAGAGCATAAAAAATTAACTTGTGAGTACCATAGAGTTCTCGCAGCTCGCATGGAGCTGGAATTAAAGATTATGGAATTTGAGGAACAAATTTCTAGACTAAAGGAACATGTTAAGGCGCAGGAAGCGAAAGAATTAGAATTAAAAAATAAACTTAAAGGAGACTAAATAGATGGCAGATTATAATTCCTCACTTCCAGTGAGAACAGAAACAAACGGAGATGTTGCTGTAAAAATTGTAGACGGAACTTTAACTTCCCAAGCATTGGGAGTTGATTCTAACGGTAAGGTTACTGTTAAACTTAATGACGGATCAGGTAATGCTCTTACTTCGACTGGTGGAGATTTAGACGTAAACATCACGACAGCTGATGTAGATATTCGTGATTTAACGCACGTATCCGATTCCGTAAAAGTAGGCGATGGAACAGATCTTCTTGCTGTTAATGCAGATGGATCTATTAACATTACAGATAACGGCGGAAGTTTGACCGTTGATGCGACAGATCTTGATATCCGTGATCTGACACACGTATCCGATTCTACCAAGATCGGTGATGGAACTGATTTACTTGCAATTAACGCAGATGGATCAGTTAATATCACAGACAATGGCGGAAGTCTTACCGTTGATGCCACGGATCTAGATATTCGTGATCTAACTCATGCTTCAGATTCTGTAAAAATCGGAGACGGGACAGACCTTTTGGCAGTAAATGCTGATGGATCAATTAATGTCGTTCTTCAGGGAAATCCACAAGGAACCGAGCTTTGTAATTATCAGACATCTGCTGCTGTTGCTGGCGGAGGAACTGCAACTCATGACTACACGGTTACAGCATCTACAACTCTTTATCTTGATTCCATCTTTTGTTCCGCTTCTGGTAAAATGAAAGCGGTTGTTCAGGCCGAGACTGCTCCTGCTTCTGCCGTATACAACACGAAGTTTGTAGGGTTCAACTCTACAGCAAATCCCAATGTTCATTTTGAACCAAAAGCTAAATTGTCCCAGGTTGCTGGAGCTAAAATTCGCATTCTTCTAACAAATAACGAGAACCAAGCCCAAGATCTATATTCTACGCTAGTAGGATCAGAGATTGCGTAATATATGGCTGATTTAACAGGACTACAAGCATCTGAGGCAGTGAGGATTTTAGGCTCCGATAATACCGGAGCCGAACAAACTCCCGTTCAATCTACTTCAAATGGTGCATTACATCTTAATCTTCGGAATGAATCTGGAGTTGAGATTGGTACAAATGCTAATCCTGTTAAACAATCGGGAACCGGTGCTGCTGGTACTCCTGATACAGGCGTGGTTACAGTGCAAGGCATACAGGGCGCGGTGGCACAGAAGACGGTACCCACCGCACCTTACGCTTCTAATTCTTACCCAAACCCAATTCAAGCTTATCCCGATCCTGAAGCGCAATCTTATGCAAATGATTATCCTTTAAATGCTGATGCATACGGCAATCTTCAGGTTAGGGGACCGGTGATCACCGATGAGGCAAGCTCAAGGAATGATTTTAGTGGCTCTACATTAGAATCCTCGCTTACCGGCTCTGTAAAATTCATGAACAATTCTACAGAAGTTACAGGAATTGGCACTAGTTTTACTACTGAAGTTCGTTCTGGGTGGTATATTAGGAGAACTGCAGGTACTGATACTGAGTATGTTCAAGTTGATTATGTTCAAGACGATACTACGCTTTATCTTGTGGCTAACTACAGTGGAAATTATAATAACGTACCTGCTATTATTTCAGAGTATCAGCCTGTCGTAGTTGGTGCGGCATCTTATACCGTCAATAACTCGTTATTAAACCTAACTCCAGGTACTACAAACGGAGCTTCTGTTTCGATTACTAACCAAGGAGACTATCTTCCGTTTAATCTCCAGTTTGCTGCTTCTATTTCTCAGAGAATTGCTAATCAAACAGCCTTAGTAGGCTTTAGAGATAGTTTGACATCTCCAACAAAACAAGCTGTTGTTGTGTTTGATGGAACAACAAGTTCAACTGTAAAATTTATCACGGCATCTTCGTCTGCTGCTGCGGATACTCAAACATCCACCGTATCGATTCCAACTACGGCGGCATTACCAACTGCATCTTCGGCTAATGAAAACACCTATCAAATAGATTTGGTTGGTCAACAGGCGTCTTTAAGCATCAACGGTATTTTGGTTGCAACACACACCCTTCATTTACCGGGGCCTTACGATTCACTTAAAGTTATAGCTCACATCAGTAATACTGCAGTCGTAACTGCTACGACATTTGCCATTAACTACCTTTATTTTTCTAATCAAAATCGTCTTAATATTGGTAATGATTTTCAATCAGACCCAATTTCCTCCGTTCTTTTTGGAAAAACCAGCGCTGGTTCTATTAAAGAGATGCTTGTAGGGACAAGTGGAGAGAATCTTGCAGTTGATTACAATACAACTAAAGCTACTTATTCAGCAACTATCGTTGGACTATCGACCGCTAATAATGCAACAGATATATTTACTCTAACAGGTAGCGCTAGTAAAACTATTAAAGTGAAAAATATAGCGATTTCCGGTACTAGAACATCTGCTACAGCTACAGATATACTACTCGTGAAGCGTTCTACAGCAAATACTGGTGGAACTTCTACTACACCGGCACCAGTACCGCTAGATTCCTCTAGTACAGCAGCGACGGCTGTCGTAAGAGCATATACCACAAACCCAACACTTGGGACTGCTGTCGGGACAGTTAAAGCCGTCAAATTATTCATGCCCACTACCTCCGGCTCTCCCGTGCTTTTGGATTGGAGGAGTGGTGATTTTGCGCAACCAGTGACTTTGAGAGGAACGGCAGAAGTACTTTCTGTCAATTTAAATGCCACTACTGTAGGCGGTGCAAGTTTTAACATCTTTATTGAGTGGATTGAGGAATAATATGTCTTATATGGGTGTAAATTGGGAGACTTTGAAAGATTTTGCAGATTCTAGGAATATTTCGATTCAATGGATTGATTTAACCGATCGATATATTTGTGTTGGGTTAGACGGAGTTTTTGGTTTAGAGTGTGTTGTTTTAAAAACCGATCCTGTAAATAGTGCGCAGCAAGATTTTGAAGACAACTATAAATCTTCCGGTAATAACTCCCCATTAACTAAGGTTGAAACTCAACGGGAATTTAAGAATCTGAGATTGCAAAGTATTACGCTATCTGGCACCGCAGACGGTAGCGGTGTGTGTGTGGTTCAAACTCAAGTACCAAATACCGGTATACATCCTGGTCGCTATATTGATTGGGGTGAGGCTTGGATTACAGGTACATCTCATGATGATGATAAGATAACAGAGATTGCTATAGTTGATGTGGATAATATTCTAGGATACGGTGCTAATACAATTATTAAAAAATACACAGATGACGATTCATCTGACGCGGGATGGACTTTTCCAGCTAAACCTGCAATAGCGGAAGTAGAGCCTTTGGGTTGGTATGGTTATATTCCCGGAGGACTGTATCTTCGTATTACCGCTCAATGCGGAGGGGCTATATTTACCGGTAGAAAATTGAAAGTTAACGTTGGGTGGGGTATCAAAGATGCAGTCTAATATTAGACCTGGAGATGTGTTTCTAGTTCGTTCTCGCGGTTATTGGTATAGTGATGCCATTGCTTGGTTTATGGGTCCAGATAAAAATGGAGATAAGTGGTCGCATACAGGAATTGTTAGAGATCGTGCTGACGATGTGGGTTTATTAACTTTAGAAACATCTGATTTTGAAGTGACATATGGATCTTTAGAGAAGTATATTAATAATCCCGATAAGTATCACTTGAAAGTTATGCGTCCAAAAGAATTTACTGGAGACATTAAGAAAGCTCTAGATGACACTGATGATTTACTGTATGGCAATATGTATGGCTATTTACAGTTACTAAGTTTTGCCGTTAAACGTCTATTAAAAAGATGCGGTATTAAAATCCATAATTTTATCCGTCAAGGACAAGTTTGCACTGCAGTAGCTCTGCTATATCTTAGCAAGTGTGGTCCAGAATATTTTCATAAATTAGACGTGGAAGAACACGATACAACGGATTTTGCTAACATGGCTATTGATTTAGAATTTGAAGTGGTGTTTGAATCTGGCAGAAAATAGTATGGCGTATATTTATTATCGCAAAATCGGAAAACCTTCCGTAAAAAAGAATTGGGTTCCTAAAAATAGGAAGTATAAGTGGTTATTTTTTGTAAGTTTTGCGCTTAACTTAGGATTAGTTGTGTTGTGTTTTTATAAAGGAGCTTTTCATGTTTGAGTTTTTAAAGAACCTTATTGGTAAAGGTCAGAAGTCTGAGCCACCTAAAACTTTGTCTGACTCTGCTATGCGTGAAATAAACGACCCTACCTCTCTTGTAGGAAGATTATTATCTACTGCACCAGAGAAAGTCATCGAAGCAAATTCCTCATTTGAACCGTCTAGGGAGCCATCAAATAGATTACTGTGGGATAGCAATAGTCGTAAATGGGTTAGAGGGGCTTTACCTAAAGATACGATTGGAGAATTGAGTAGTTTTGGAGAACATAAAGATCGTTCAATTTCCGCAGAAGATGCCTGGAAAGAAGGAGATATGCTCAGTGGAGCCTCTTTAAAACGGTCGGCATTTAATGCTGGCTATCTACCTCCTAACTCCGACATTTTCGATGATTATTCTGGTTTATCCAAATATTTTAAAAAGGAAATGAATATCGATCCAAATCAAATGATTGTTGACAGGAGTACTCCTGCATATAATCCACAAGAAAATCTAGTCACTATACCTATTAATATTTTTGATCGGTATATTTCTAACGAAACTTCCCGTCAAGATTTTCAAAATGACCTAGCCAACTCTCTTGCTCACGAGATGAAGCACGCAGAAGATGGATCTGAGTTGGATAGATATGCCGGTTCTCATTTTAACAAAGAACCAAAAGGCTACTCGGATGCCGTTTCTGGAAGAAACCACATTAATCGATATGCAGCACTAAAACGACTCATGGAGTTGAAATAATGGACTTTAAAAAACTGTCGGAAAAATTAAAAGAAGCAAAAGATTCTGCTGAACGTGGATATACAGATACGGACTTAGATAAATTTGTCAAGGATATGTCCATGTTGGAATCTAGTGGAGGCATTGACACAGATCACAAAACTATACAGCAAGGCATCCATGCTGGTGATGCGGCAGTGGGATCTTATGGTCTAATGCCAAATACTGTTGATGATATTATTACTCGATATCAGACGCTTCCTGAAGAGTTTAAAGGACTTACAACAGGACAACTAAAAGAACAACTCACTCCTCAACAAGAATTAGCTCTTGCAGAGCAGCTGGGACACCATATCCTCGCAAGACAAAAAGGTGATAAGGCTCGTGCCGCTTATGCATGGCAATATGGGCATAATCTCACTCCAGAAAGAATTCCTGCTACAACTCTAGATCAGAATGAACGTGTGCGTAGATATCGGAATTTACAGAAATTATTAGGTTCAAAGTAACAAGTATTATTGATCTATCTACCGGTCAGTTTGATTCGATGATAGACATTCACTTAACCAAAAAGGAAAGTATATATGTCAGAACCAGTAACCGCTCCCGTGGCTGAGCCAGTAGCCGCACCAAGTCCAGAAGTCCCAGCAACCGAAGTTGCCCCAGAAACTCCCGCAGCAGAAGCCAAAAAAGATCCTGCTGCCGAAGCTAAGAAGTCAAATAAAAAGAAAATTCCAATTAAAGTAGATAGTCAGGTCGAAGAAGTTGAGATCGACCTAGACAACGAAGAAGAACTCAGAAAGCAACTGCAACTAGCTCGCGTAGCTCAGAAGCGTATGCAACAGTTCTCTGAATACGAAAAGGGAGTTAAAGGTCTTCTTGAAACTCTTAAGACAGATCCTCTTAAGGTGCTTGCAGACCCTCGTCTTGGGATTCCAATTGATGTTCAGCGTAAAATGGCTGATGCAATTATCAATAATGAAATCGAAGAGATGTCTAAGAGTCCTGAACAAAAGGAAGCTGAGAAGCGTCAAAAAGAGTATGAACAACTTAAGAAGGAACTAGAGGATACTAAGAAGAAACAAGAACAAGAAAGATTCCAGATGATGCAGGCTCAGGCTGCTAAGGAATTCGATGTGGAAATTTCTTCTGCTATTGAAAAAGCCGGTCTACCAAAGAATGCTCGTACTGTCAAATATTTGGCCGATGCTATGCTTCTTTGCTACGATAATAAAATCGATATGACCTTTGAAGAGTTGGTTCCTTATGTACGTAAGGAAATCATGGGAGACTTCCGAGATCTAATCGGTGCCCTTCCTGATGAAGAGTTTGAGGATTGGCTTGGTAAAGACCAAGTTGGTCGTCTTCGTAAACGTAGTCTTGCTAAGCTAAAATCCGCTGCAACAGCTGCACCTGTAGCCGAACAGGTTAAGCCTACTGGCGATGCTGAACGTAAGCAAGTTGAGGATAAATCCGCTAAGTCTAAGATTCCATTAAGAGATTTTTTAAAGGGACTATAAAGTTAACAAGTATTAGTGATTTAGGATCAAGAGTTTACTAGGACTTTGCCCAACCGTGAGGCGGCAAATATCGGCATAGTTAACACGAGATTCATAGCAAAGTGGTTCGTATGGACCGCTAAATAATGAAAATAAATAAGGAAAATTGAAAAAATGGCTCAGAATAACAATCTGACGACACTCAATGGCCTTTTCAAAGAGCGTTATGCCGACAAACTCCGTGATATTATCCCGGATGGCGTTAAGCTCCTAAAGGAAATTGATTTCGTCTCTAAGGACAAACAGAACGGATCGCTCTATCACCAGCCCGTGGTACTCGGTCTTGAACACGGCGTTACCTTCGCAACTGGCGGAGACGCTTTCACACTCGAAAACGCTATCGCTGGCACAATCAAGGATGCTCAGGTACAGGGAACCCAGATGGTTCTTCGTTCCGTGCTCTCCTATACTGCCGCCGCTCGCGCTATGGGTGGAGAACCCCGTGCATTCGAAGATGCAACTAAGTTCCTCGTAGCGAACATGCTTCGCTCCGTGGCTAAGAAGCTCGAAATCGAACTGCTCTACGGACAGGTCGGTTACGGCGTTGTAGCTTCTACCTCTGGTACCGTTGTCACAGTTTCTACCGCTGAATGGGCGGCTGGAATCTGGGCAGGTGCTGAAGGAATGCGTATCGAAATCCGTGACACAACTGGCGCTACTTCTCGTGGTTCCGCTTATGTCACTGCCGTCGATATGACTGCTCGTACTGTCACTCTCGATGTACTCCCTGCGGGTACTGTCGCTACTGACGTGATCTGGCACTATGGCGCGTATGGTAATGAGTTTGCTGGTCTTCATAAGATCCTCACAAACACTGGCACTCTCTTTAACATCAGCGCTTCGTCCTACACTCTCTGGAAGGGTGTGGAACATAGCTGCGGATCTGCTGCTTTCAGCTTGACCAAGCTTCTTGCTGGTATTGCTAAGGCCGTAGAAAAGGGTCTTGACTCCGACATGGTTGTACATGTCAATCCCAAGACCTGGGCTAACCTGCTCAACGATCAGGCTGCTCTCCGTAAGTATGACTCTAGCTACAACTCTCGCGTTGCTGAAAACGGCGCTTCTTCGATCAAGTTCCATTCCCAGAATGGTCAGGTCGAGATTCAGCCTAACATCTTCGTGAAAGAAGGCTACGCATACGGTCTGTGCATGGACGATCTGGTACGTGTTGGTTCTACCGACATTACCTTCAAGCGTCCTGGACAGGGTGATGAGTTCTTCCGCGATCTAGAAAGCGCCGCTGGCTATGAGCTACGCGCCTTCACCGATCAGGCTCTCTTCTGCTCTGCTCCTGGAAAGATGATTCTTTTCAAAGACATCGTAAATACCTAATTAGATTAACTAGTTAGAAAGGAACCCCGGCAGGGAATTTCTCTGTCGGGGTTTTTACTATATGAACCCACAAGATAAAATATCCAAATATTTCACATACAAAGAAGCTTTATGGCTACCTCAATGGAATCGTTGTGCTACAGATGAGGACGGCCTAACAGAAGAACATATCCAAAACCTGAAGGACTTATTCTTGGTTATGGATAAAGTGCGCGAATTATTCGGCGCTCCTGTTATTGTACACGTCTCATTCAGACCTGTGTCTTATAATGCACAAGTTAATGGATCTAAGCGTAGTTCTCACATGGAAGGTAAGGCCGTGGACTTTCACGTAAAAGGCATTAATTGTGATGAAGCTCGGGCTAAATTATTACCTAAATTAGATGAATTAGGCCTAAGAATGGAAAATTTGCCTAATTCAGGATGGGTACACCTTGATACCCGTATTCCTGGTCCCTCTGGCCGATTTTTCAAACCCTAATAATAACAAGTAATTTTAGGAGAAATCAGTGGCAATCGAACTTACCGTGGCGGGTACGCCCTATCAGTATCCTGAGAACAGAGAGCAACCTGGGTGGGGCGAAGATGCCACTGCTTGGGCTGTAGGTGTTACGGCTGTATTAGAGAGCCTAAACAGTCCTGGAGATATTCTCACAACTAGCGCTGTTATTGCTAACAATCAAGCTGTAGCTGCAGACGTAAACGGTCTTCAATTTGACCCGGCAGTAGTACGTGCCGCTATCTGTCAATACTCTGTGGTACGAACTACAGACACAAACGAAAAAGTCGAATGTGGTCACATTTATGTGGCATATAAATCACAATCAGGAACGTGGGAATACTCCGTAGTTGGGACTGCCTCAGGAGGAATTGATTTTTCAGTTCTTCCTTCCGGGCAAATTCAGTACACTACCGACAATATCGCTGGAACAAACTACTCCGGCTCAATTAAATTTAACGCAAAGGCTTCAACATTTTAACCTGGACAATGAAGGGGAAACATGGCAAATAATCTTTTTAGAATCAATAACGGCTTAAATCTTGGGTCACTCACTGGAGATCCTGCAAATCCTAAAGAAGGGGATTTCTACAGAAACTCCACCACTAATCGTCTGAGAGCATATATCAATGGCTCTTGGCGTGACGCAGTAATGGCTGATGAAGCTCAGACTCTCACTAACAAAACAATTGATGCAGATAATAACACTGTCTCCAATATCGACGATGGAAACATTAAAGCCGCAGCTGGAATTGATGCTAGTAAGATTGCAGATGGTTCCGTAAGTAATGCGGAATTTCAAGCTCTAAATGGACTTGTGGGTGCTATTGTCACAACTACTGGTACTCAAACACTTACAAACAAGACAATTGACGCCGATCTAAACACCATTTCAAATATTGAAAATGCGGATATTAAGGCAGCTGCTGCTATTGATGCAACTAAAATCGCTAACGGATCAGTCGATAACACCGAATTTCAACGTCTTGACGGAGTGAATGCTCCTATTGTCACGACCACAGGAACTCAAACTTTATCAAACAAGACTCTTCAAACTAGCACCACACAGTTTTCTGATACTGGAAACACCGCCATAAAAATTGCTGCATCTGGACCTGTTTCCCTTACTTCTTTGACTTTTGCGCCTACTGCTCCAGGTAGCTATGTGGTTAATGTACCGGCTGGTAACGTTGATTTAGTTGGTCACGACACAACACAGACTCTTACTAACAAAACAATCAGCGGAGCCTCTAATACTCTTTCTAATATCCCTAACTCCGCAACTACAGCCACAGCACTAAACACTGCTTCTACTATCGTAGCTCGTGATGGGGCTGGTGGATTTGCTGCTGAAGATATCGTTTCTCACTCCATTACAGTTGAACCTGGGGTTGGTGGTGGTATCTTAGCTGATTCTGCAGGAGCTTATGGCGTTCTTGAAGGTGCTGGCGCTAATAACATCACAGTCGGTGGAGCATCAAGTACCGTTGTTATTCCTGGCAATGTTCAAATTAATGGTACCACTGTTAATGTAAATACTACTGATCTCAATGTAACAGATAAGAATATTTCTGTAAACGTTGGTGGAAATGATGCGTCTTCAGAAGGAGCAGGTCTAACTGTAGACCGTACTTCTACTGATGGCTCATTAATCTATAAAGCTGCTTCTGCGAGTAAGTGGGCAGCTGGACCTGTTGGTTCAGAAGATGATCTTGTTGCTGCAACCGTAACGCAAACTCTAACTAATAAGACCGTTGGTGACGCTCTTACAATGGTTCAGGTTGCTACTCCTTCTAATCCAGCTGCCGGACGAGATAAACTCTATTTTAAATCCGACGATAAGCTTTATCGTTTGACTAGCGCAGGTGTTGAAGCTGAAGTAGGCAGCACAGATTTTGCTAACAAATCTCTCTCAAACTTAACAGCACCTACCGCCATTAATGAAGACCTCGAATTTGCAATGTCCGATGCTAAAATTATTGGATATTTGGGGGGAGGGTCACTTTCTTTAGAAACTCAAACTCCTCTTGCTGGACTTAATAGTGGTGATATTAATTTAACAACAGGAACACCTAGCACTATTGCTGGTCCTGGTACAGCAGATAGCGCGGGTACTGTTAACATCCAAACTGGCATTGGTGGAGAAGTTACATTAGGTACTCCTGGTCCTGGCGCAAGAGTTGCGGGACATGGTGGATCTTTAAACGTATTGACTGGTAATGGTGGAGATGCTACCGGACCTTCTTCTACTGCCGGAAATGCTGGTAGCGTTTCTGTAGGAACTGGGGATGGAGGTACCGCTTCTTCCGGAACCGGAGTAGCTGGAAATATTGATCTATGGACCGGTAACTCTGGCACAAATGGTGGCGGTTATATCTACCTTCAAGGTGGACAGCCAACAACTGGCGGAGTGGCCCAATTAGTAGCTGGTCCTGGCGATCCTCCTGGCAGTGCAACTATTAGCGGCGGATCTGTTATCTCTACTGCAAATACAGATGCCGGGTCTGTTGTTCTACAAACTGGACAAGCTACTGGTAATGGTGGTGGTACAATTGAATTTCAAACAGTTCCTTATAATCAAGGGTCTGGAGTAACTGTTAGAGGTCAACAGAAATCTGTTTCTATTCGCGGTGAAGAACTTCGTCTTCATCCTACAGATGATCCTACTGATTACGTTGGCTTAAAAGCTCCTACTAGTACAACTTCTTATACTGTAAGTCTACCTAACGTAGCTCCTACAACCGGCCAAGTTCTACAAGCTTCAAGCGCAACTGCACTTACTTGGGCGAATAGTTCCTTGGCTTCTGGAGATGGGGTTCAGCAGAATCTTCTTGGTCTTAACTCTTCGTTTGTACTTGCAACTCCGACTGATCGAGATGCTGAATCCTCTGTAGGTAACTGGATTGCTTACGCGGATGCTGCTGGAACTTCTCCGGTAGATATGACTGGAGGAAGCCCCACAGCTACAGCAATTTCTAGAAATACTGTATCTCCCTTGAATGGTACAGGTAATTTTGTGCTCAGTACGAGTTTTGTAGGTTCTGTTCAGGGAGAAGGTGTCTCTTGTGTTGTCCATGTTCCTCCTGCTTACAGAGGAACCGTATTGGAGTTTGGGTTTGCTTATACAGCAACAGGAACATTTGTTGAAGATGATTTTCGCTTGTTTGCTTATGACGTTACAAACTCCACGGTAATTACTCCTTACTCGGCAGGAAAAATTTTAGGAGCTGGTCCTTCAAAAGCTTCCGCAATCTTCCCTATTCCGACAAACTGCGCTCAGCTTCGAGTTGGTATTCATATTGCCGCTGCAACAGGAGTTGGTGCTCCTACTATTTCCTTTGATGACGTATATGTTACTCCGCACGTTTCATCGTACGGGATGGCGGGGAGTGATGTCATTTCGTTCACTCCAACAGGCTCACATACCACCAATATCTCCTACGCGGGGAGGTACTGGAGAGTGGGTGACAATCTGGTAATGGACGTTGTGGCGACTCTGTCCGGGGCAACGGATTCCGGGTCGATCTACTTCAACCTGCCTTCTGGGTTGGCCATAGACACGACAAAGCTGGCAAGCACCTCACAGTCTGGTTTGGTATTTGGCACTGGTGTCTTCAACGACGCCTCTGGAAGTCAGTACGTCCTAATCGCCAGATACGACACGACCACTCGGTTGCGTCTGCTCTATCTGGACGCTTCTGCCATTGTGAACACGTTTTCAAACACTGCTCCGGTCACGATGGCTTCTGGTGACACGATTTCGATGCGCTTGCAGGTGCCTATCGCTACCTGGTCCTCCAACGTCACGATGGCGAACAGTAGTCAGTTCAGGATCAGCAGCTACTTGGCGAATGGAACAAATACGGCAGGTACTGCACCCGCTCGTTTAGGTGAGTACACGACTAAACGTCGTGATCCTGGAGCGAGTACCTACAACACGACCACTGCCACCCCTGGAACATTGCCGTCCGCAGCTAACGGATTTCTGATCTACCGTGGAGTTGGGTGGGCCTCTGGCGATGCGGTAAATCAGCCCACACGGTATGATATCTTCATCGGTCAAAGAAAAAGCTACAGGCTGGTCGCGTACACCGGGACAGGTTTTACTGGGCCTGTAGATATTTCCCCTGGGATCGTCGCTACTGCGAACGGGATTGGGTACTCAACAAACTATGATGAGTCTACTGGTGTATTGACCATTGTAGGCTTCAACAACGCCAACCTAACCAGCGCCCCATCAACAGGTATCGACGCGACTGGCAACGTCATCACGTCGAACTTGTATATGGATGTGATCGTGTCTGAAAATGCTTTGGCAGTAGGCGTTCAGTCACCTAGAAGCGAGATCCAAGTTACGACTGGAGCGGGACATGGTTCAACTAATACTAAGATCCGACGTATCGAAACTGCTCACACCAGCATTGGCTCTGCGATTAGTGTTGCGCACAGCGCCACATTAGGTACTTCATTTACTATTAACGAAGATGGGGTTTATTCTATTAGATATAGAGATGATTTAAATGGAGGAGTTGCTACAATTGGTATTTCTAGAAATTCTACACAGCTCACCACTACAATCACCTCCATTACTGCTGGAGATATTTTAGATGCCGCAGACACCCCATCTGCAAATCGTGGTATGGTTTGTGTTTGGGTTGGAGTATTACGAGCCGGAGATGTAATTCGGCCTCATACAGACGGAACACCAGATGATACTAGTGTTCAATCTCGATTTCAAATAACTAAGGTTTCAAATTAATAGGAGATAAAATGATCACATCACAATTAGATGCAAATCAAATCATTCAACAAATTCATGTACCGTGGGATTATTTTTCGCGGTCAATCACAACTACCACTGTAGCTAATGATACAGAGGTTTATACGTACAAAACAGGAGGAGCCAGTGGCACTACAGTTTTAACAGTAACTTTAGTATACACTGATGCTACTCTTACTACAATACTAAGCGGAACTAGGAGCTAACATGGGCGTTATTTTTAATCCATTTAATGGAGGTCTTATTCCAACTGGACCTGCTTCAGAGGGTGGAGGAGGGGTATCTTCTATCAATGCCCTGGGAGAACCCGCACTCACCGGAGCCGTCGAAATTGAGCCGGGATCAAACGTCTCCCTTTCTCAAGTCGGTCAATCCATCATTATTTCTGCTACTGGAAGTGGAGTTCCTGCTGATCCACTATATGAGAACGATCTTCTTTTGTGGCTAGATCCTTCTGATTTAACGACTATCACAGAAAGTTCTCTGGTCATTTCTCAGGTAGAGGATAAATCCGCTAACGGATATATTTTTACTCCTTTTAGCACCGGACCAACCTTAGCATCTAATTACTTTGGGTACGGTAGGCATGGAATTACTTTTGACGGTGTAGTAAATAATCTAAAATCCAGTGTAGAACTTCCGACTTATATTACAGTATTCATGGTTATTCAGAGTCCAGGAGGTACGGCTTATCTGATGAATCATAATAACGATACAACTTATATCTCAACTTCAAATCCTGGATTTCAGATTTTCGCAGACGACGCTCAGTGGGGAGTCACACGGACTGGAGAAATTCAGTTACAAAACGGCGGTTTGCAGCTAGTAAATCAAAAAAGAATTGTTCAGTTTATTTATGGCAGTACAGAACAAGGTATTTATTTTGGCGATACACTTTATGCGTATTCTCCATCAGGAACCTTAGTCTCAAATTCAAATCTTACTGCAGACCTTACTCTCATGTCTTCATCTTATGAAACTCTTTATCTTTCAGGGACTTTGGGAGAAGTGCGTATTTATAATAGACAACTAACAAGAGATGAACACTCTGCCGTTCGTAGACAGTTAAGTACAAAATGGGGTATTTCCCTCTAAATTATAACCTAAGGAGAATAATGATATGATGAAAATGTTAAAGAAGCTAATGGAAGAAAAGGGGCAGTCCGAAATGGACCCTGCCGCTAAGAAAGCTAAGGAAAGCGTGCTCAAAGAGATCAGCGATATGGCTGGAAAGAGCATGGGAGAAGATGTTAAGGGACTCAAGAAAGTTTCCGTAATGTCTGATTCTCCAGAAGGACTCAAAGCTGGACTCGAAAAAGCTGAAGAAGTTGTTGAAGAAGCAGAAGAGTCTGATGACATGGAAAGCATGAGCGACGAAGAAATTGAAATGCTCATGAAGAAGCTTGAAGAACTAAAAGCTAAGAAGAAGGCGTAATAACAATGGCATCTTACCTCACTAGTACCACGCTTATCGAGAGCGTGAAAAGGCGGCAGTCCATCCCAACGTCTCAGTATACGTTTCAAGATGCTGACTTTTTGGCATTTGCCAACGAAGAGGTGATGCTTGGTATTCTTCCTACTGTTATGCAGTATCATGAAGAGTACTTTGTTTATTCAAAAACAATCCCACTTGAGGCTAATAAATCGCTCTATCCCATCCCAGCTAGAGCTATTGGAGCTAAGGTGCGTTTAATTAGATTCGCCGATAGCGGAGGTACTGTCAAAGAAGTTGCTCGTATTAATCCCGAAGATGCGATATTCTATCAGTCTACCACTAATAGCATCAACTCCGTAACTAAATATTTCTATATTCAAAATAATATGATTAAACTAGTTCCAAATGTTGGAGCGAGTCCCACAGGTTCTTTGATTGTAGATTATTTCATGCGTCCAAATCAACTGGTAGATGAAGATCGGTGCGCGCTTATTACGGCTATCAATACAAACACAGGAGTCATCACGTTAGACGCTCTTCCAACTGGAATGTCTACTTCGACTAGAGTGGACTTTATCGAAACTGCCGGTGGACATAGAACAAAAGGCTTAGATATTCTCCCTACAGCCACTTCGTCCACATCTATTACTGTAGCCACGACAGATATTCCAGCTGACTTGGAGGTGGGTGATTACATTAATTTCGCTGGCGAAACCTTTATCCCACAAATCCCAGACGACCTACATCCGATGTTAGCGCAGAGAGTTGCTGCTCGTTGTGTTGAGGCTTTAGGGGACGTGGGAAATCTTCAGGCTGCTAATCAAAAACTAGCGGAAATGGAAGTTAAAACGGCTAATCTTGTCGACAACAGAACCGAAGGTAACCCTCAGAAGGTAGTAAATATTCGCGGACCCTTGTCTCGCAGAAACAGATGGTGGTGGTAAATGGCTCAGAACGTAGTATTAAAGGCAAAGGGACTACATACCTTCCCTAATACTCTTTCGGAAATTCCGGAAGGAGCCTTACTCGAAGCATCAAATGTTGTAATCGATCGCGATAGTGTCGTAAATCCTCGCAGGGGATTTAAGTTGTACGGTAACGCTTTGTCTGGGCCATCAACAAACAGATTAAAGCAGCTTCTGACATATAAAAATCGTGTTCTTCGGCACTACTCTACACGCTTAGAAGTAGATAGTGATGGAGCAGGTACTTTTACAGTTTTCAATGACGAAACCGCTTCCCCTGCTTCACTCACAGAAGTTGAAACAGGCTTACGCATTAAGAGTGTGGAAGCTAACGGTAATCTATATATCACCACTTCGGATGGAATTAAGAAGATCTCAGCTTTATCACAAGCTACTCTACCCTCTTCTATTATCACTGAATCAGGTGTGCCTGCGGCTTTAGATACTTCTGTAGAACTAAATTCCGCAACAGGTTTCTTCTCTCAGGACTCTGCCGTTGCCTATAGAGCCATATGGGGTCGTAGAGATAATAACAACAATCTTCTTTTTGGCGCTCCTAGTGAACGCACTGTCATTACCAACAGCCTCCTAACTCTACTAGTAAATGACTTTAATTCGCTTTTGGTTAAATTAGATGCAGCGGCAGCTATTAATACCGGCACATTGAATATGACTGACTATGAAGCTGATCTAAAGTTAGCTTCTAGTGCCAGTTCGACAGCAGTACACACGGCACTTAAGGATCTCTGTCAGAAACTAGATGCGGATATGACAGTTACTACCTACTACAATGGCGGAGGACCTCCGTCAATCTATAACGATTACGCCACTGCTCCAGATAATCCTGCTACAACAGGACAATTAGAAGATCTACAAGCATTTTTTGATGCTATTGTAGACGCTTTGATTTCTGAATCTCTAGCAAACATCGACCTAAATGCTCAGACTGCAGCAAATTTTACCAACTCAACTCAGAGCGCTACGGTTGATGTAACTCTGACAATTCCAGATGGGATTACTATTGATGATTTTTTTCAAGTATACCGCACTGAAGTAGCAAGAAGCGGGACTAGTAGCTTTTTGTCTGACGTTGACCCTGGAGATGAAATGGCTTTAGTCTATGAAGCTAATCCTACAGCGCCAGAAATTGCCGCTAGAGTTGTTACCTTTCTCGATATTACTCCTGATTCTTTTCGTGAAGCTAATTTATATACCAATGCTAATACAGGAGAAGGGATTGCACAAGCAAACGAACGTCCTCCGATTGCAAAAGATATTTCTCTTTTTAAGAATAGTGTATTTTATGCCAATACCAAAACTAAGCATAAAAAACAACTAGCTCTACTTTCTGCTACAGATTTAACCAACAGAACCCTAACCATCGGTTTAGTTGGTGGATCATCTTATACATATACCTTCAAAGACACTGCAAAAACTACCGAGATTACTTGCATCGCTGGTTCTTTGTTTGTGTCGGGCGGAGCTGCCGATTACTTTGATCTCTATACGGCAAATGACGAGAAAATCTACAGATTCTGGTTTGATGTAAATAATACCTGTACACCTCCAAGTGGAGCTGGAGTTACTTTAGTCGAAGTAGACATCGCTAGCACCGACACTGCGGCTCAGGTTGCGACTAAATTGGCTAATGTTATTAATCTGTACGATGAGTTTTCTATTTCTACTCTATCTGCTGTAGTAACTGTTGTTAATAACACACAGGGAACATCCTCCGCTCCAGTTGATAACGTGGCAAATGTCGGATTTACTCTTGTTGTACCTTCAGGTAAGGACGGTAGTGGAGAAAACGTTGGCTCAAGGTATGTTGGAATTGGTAACGATCCGACTCCTGCTCAAGCAGTTGATGCTACCGCTAGATCATTAGTTCGTATTATTAATAGACAGACCACTGAAAACGTCAATGCTCGTTATATTTCTGGGCCTAATGATGTTCCTGGATTGATTCTATTTGAAACCAGAGTTCTTACTTCAAACGCAATTTATTTTACCGTATCAGACACTACTATTGGAGATAAGTTCAATCCAGTTCTTCCAACAACCGGAACTTCGGTCGTATCTGATAATGAGATTACTCCAAATCGTATTTACTTTTCTAAGTATCAAGAACCAGAAGCAGTTCCTCTAGTTAATACTTTAGACATTGGCCCTAAAGATAAGAAAATTATTCGAATTGCCGCGTTACGTGATAGCCTATTCGTACTTAAAGAAGAAGGAGTTTATCGTGTATCTGGCGATGCGGGTCAATTTGCCGTAATTCCGTTTGATAATACGGTCGTATGTCGAGTACCTGATTCTGTAGCTGTAATCAATAACCAGATCTTCTTTTTTGCTGATCAAGGAATTGCAACTCTAACGGACACAGGAGCTTCTATTGTTTCTCGTTCTATCGAAGATCAACTACTGCCGCTAATTAACTCTGAATACGAGGATTTCCCTACCGCCTCTTTTGGTGTTGGGTATGAAACAGATCGAGCTTATCTGTTTTGGACAGTGACTGATACTAGCGATGATGTCGCTACTCAATGCTTCCGCTATAATTATTTCACCCAAACTTGGACAAAGTGGTTGCTATCAAAGACCTGCGCAACATTAACGGACAGACTCTATCTAGGTGCAGCTGACACTAACTATGTAGAAATTGAACGGAAGAGCTACACCCGTCTGGATTATGCAGATCGTGAAGTTAGCTTAACTATGCCCGCTAGTGCTATTACAGGCACCACGTTGACCTTAGGAGCGCTTTTTGGCGTGGTTATGGGGGATGTACTAGTTCAAGATCAAAAGCTCACTATTGCCCAATACAACCGTCTATTGAAGAAACTAGATACCGATGTCGGGGTTGGATTTACAGATTACTACTCTTCTTTAGGCGCTATTCCTGGGGATAATTTAGGTAACAAGTTAGTTCTATTGGCTGCTAAACTAAACGCTGATCCTGGTGTTACAGCTTCAGATTATACTGCTACAGCTACTACTAACTTCACTACCAATCAGACGGAGTTTAATGTTATTGTAGGTAAGTTGAACGTAGATACTAATCTTTTCTATAACAACTACCCTACTTCCACAGGAACCGTGTCTTATGAAGTCACTGTTACTGCTACGAATGCTATCACTAAAAAGATCACTATTCGTAACCAAGTACCTTTTATTCAAGGAGCTTTAATTGATTTTAAATCTATCCCAACTACCGTAGTATGGGCACCTCAAACATTCGGAGATCCTTCCACACTCAAGCAAGTACGTGAAGCTACTACACTTTTTGAATACCGTAATTTTATTGCAGCTGAAGCGGCGTTTAGCACAGACCTAAGCCCCGGATTCCAAACTATTCCTGTTTATGGTGAGGGTGGTGGAACTTGGGGGGGAGAGGTGTTCGGAGATTTCGTATGGGGAGGTGATGGAACCTCTACTCCATTTAGAACCTATATCCCACGAGAAAAAATTCGTTGTAGATTCATGAACTGCAGATTTAAGCACTCTGCTGCATTCGAAAAATACGCTCTTTATGGGCTATCCCTAACAGTCGAAAATACTTCAACGAGGGCTTATAAGTAATGGGAAAACTGTTTGAATTTAAACGGTTACGCATAGAAGACTTCTCTGAAGAGGATAGGGCTATGATTGAAAAACTAGCTTATATCTATAATTCCTCTATGGAAGAGGTCTATAGAACTCTAAATGGTAATGTAGACTTTGGCTCTAATATTAATTCTGAAGTAAGAACTATCACGCTCACAGTTGGAGCTGACGGTAAGCCTACGAATAAACTGAGTTTTCAAACAGCCGTTGTGGGCACAATTGATGCTATCCTGTGTGGTAGAGCTAAAAATCTAAGCAATCCGACTACTTATCCGTCAGGAACACCACTAGTATCCTTTACTCAAAATGGAGGTCTTGTGACTATTGATCACGTAACTAATCTGACTGCAGGTAATAAGTACGAACTCACTTTACTTTCAATAGGATAACAAGTAATAATAGACTATGGCAATAATCAAGCAAGACGATGAAAACGAAGTAAAAGCGCCCACGGTTGGAGCGCCTTCTGGTCTTAGCGCCCCTACTACTCCCGCTAAACAAGCCTCCTCAGGAAGATTCACTAATCTACAGAGGTATATGTCCGCTAATCAAGGCAATCAACTTGGTCAGAGAGTGGTAGGCAATATTAATAAAGCCGCAGAACAAACCAAACAACAATTGCAAACTGGTCAACAGGAATTTGCCAAGCAAGCTGGAGAAGCTGCTTCTGCCTTTCAAGGCGGACAAGGTATTCAAGAGAAGATTAAGTCTGGTGCTGAAGGATTAACAGCCGATGAGATCGCAAAGGCTCAAGCAATGCGCGATGCTTCTTATAAAGGACCACAGGAATTAGGTAATATCCAGACACTAAAATCAGGTGCCCAGAATATTGGTCAGTCTGCTGCCAGTACAGCTTCGGAAGCTGGTCGTCAAAATTTACTTAAGACAATGTTCGCCAAACAAGGCTACAATACAGGTCAGCAAAGATTAGACCAACTCCTTCTTCAAGGGGCTCAGCCAACATTAAATCAAGCTCGTCAAACGGCAGGAAAGCTTTCTCGTGAAGTTGGGCAGGCTGATATTGGTGCTCGCACTCAAGCTCAAAACCTAGCGGCTGAAGCTGCTGGTGTACAAAAAGCAACACGCGGCGCTATTGAAGGTGCTGTAACTGGATTAGAACAAGATCTAGCTGGTTCAGTGTCAGCTGCTAATGCTGCTAGAGAGGCTCGGTATGAGAAACTGCGCTCCGCACTAGAAAAAGGAACTATTACTGATCAAGACGCTCGTGCCCTTGGGTTAAATCTAAAGGTTGGAGAAAACTTTCTTTTCGATGCTGCTCCAGAAACATTACTATCTAAAGGTGCTACAGCAACGGCGGAAAATGTGCTGTCTGCTCAGCAAGCTGCTCGTGTAAACGCTTTACGACAGCTCGGTGGAGGCGGCTATTTGGATCAGTTTGGGGCAGAAGCTAAGGCGGGGTCTTACGATCCTTCTAAAAACGTTGTATTAGATACCAAAACACTAGAAAAACAAATAGCAGATCGTCAGTCTTCACTACAAAGTGCCGCAGATTCTTATAACAGAACAGCTCAAGACTATGCAGCATTTTTTGCCACAGCTAAACAGCAACTTAGAGGCGCTATGCCAATGTCTAGTGATGCTGATGTAGAAGCCGCAGCTCGACGAGTAACAGATCAGACTTGGGGTTCTAAACTACAGGATGCCAGAAATAATTATTCAGCAATTCAGGGGATCATGAATCAAGGTAGACGGCTTAATGTAGTTGAAACGCCTGCTAATTCTGTTTCTTCAGATGTAGAAGACACCTCTTATAAAACAAGCGTTAGACCAAGGAGTTAATTATGGCATTACCACTATTAGGCGCAGCAGCATCGGGATTAGGCGGGTTAATCGGTGGCCTATTTGGTTCCGACAACGAAGCTGCAGCTGAAGAAGCACGTAGACAGGCTCTTCAGGAAATCTCCGGTGTTCGTATTCCAACCATTGAAGAACAGCAGATTGCACTAGAAAGATTACAACTACAAGGTACCTTGGACCCTATAATGGAAGGTGTTGAAACCCTTGGTCCTAGTGAAATGGGAGCAATCTCCCTTGATCCAGAATTAAGAGCGGCTCAAATGGCAGCTTTACGTGATATGGGTAGTATTGCTCGTGGTGGATTATCGGCTACCGACAGAGCTAATATCAACGAAATTCGCGCTCGTAATGCTCAGCAAGTGCGGGCTCAAGAAGAATCGATTATGCAAGAAATGGCCCGTCGTGGTATGGGCGGAAGCAACCAAGAGCTTGTGGCTCGAATGCAAGCAGCTCAGATGGGAGCCAATAGAGCCTCTTCTGAAGGAGATCGTATCGCTGCTATGGCTGAACAAGCTCGCCGTGAAGCCTTATCTCAACAAGCTAGTATGGCTGGTAATGTTCGTGGGGCTGACTTTGGTGAAGCTTCTGCTAAAGCTCAAGCTGCAGATGCTATTGCCCGTTTTAATGCTGCGAATAAGCAGGGCGTTATGACACGAAATGTTGGGGCTTCTAGAGAAGCTGAGGCAGCTAATCTAGCAGCTAAGCAAAGACTCGCTGATGCTAACGTAGGACTATCTAATCAGCAGCAGATGTACAATAAAGCATTGATTCAACAGCAATATCGCAATCAGATGGAAAGGGCTCAAGCTAAGGCAAATGCGCTCGCTGGAGAAGCTGCTGCACAGAAACAAGAGGCTGCTCAAGATAGAGCAATGGGTTCTGGAATTGGTAACACTGTAGGTCAAGGTATTATAGCTTACGGAGCTAGGGAAGATCAGAAAGAAAAGGACGCATTAGATCGAGCTGAAAGAGCTGAGGCAAGACGCTATTATTCTACTGGTGGCGGTACTGGCTCTAACAATAAGCCGTTCGCTTGGTAATTTATGGCAACTGATTTTAAACCGTTTCCTATTTTAGATAATGAATGGCTAAGAAGCCTTGGGGCAGATGAAGAGCAAAACGCTTCAACTGATCCATCTATGGACTTATTTAATCAGTACGTTCTTAAAAACTCGTCTAGTAAGTCAGATATTCTAGCTCCGGTGTTTGCTCCTCCGTCGATGGAACCGGTAGAAGAAGAAGCTCCAGTAGCTGCTCCTCCTGTACCAGTAGTACAACCAAAAGCAGTCCAAGTTCCATCTATTGCGGCTAAACGTCCAGAAGCTGGATTAGAGCCTTTAAGTAGAATGTTTGGTACTGATCAAGAAGACGCTCTAACAAAAGCTGCAATGAAGCGTCGTGATGACTTACAGTTTGCTGCGGACATGTCTCGTGTAGGAACTGGATTAGCGGAAGCGTTTAGTCGCGGTGCTTATAAAGGCGATGATGCGCTGGCAAAATCGTTGGAGGCTCGTGCCTCTCAGAGTCTTGGAGATATTGATGCTGAACGTAAAGCAAAGACTAATCGCATTAATACCGCTATTATGATGCAGCAGCTTAATGACAAAGTAGCTAAAGCTGATCCGACCTCTCCAGTATCGGCCACTTATCGTCAGATGTATAAACAAGCTACCGGTGATTCAATTCCAGAAACAGCTTCTGCTGATGATGTGCTGAAATTATATCCTTTAATTGAAACAAGACTGAAGCGAGAAACTTTAGCTGAAGCTCGTAGAGAAAAAGAAACAGTTAAAAAAGAGATGGAGGCTGTAAAACAAACTGATAAATTAGCTAAGGATGTCGCTAATTACGCTAAAAAAACAATTAACTCCATCCATGTTGCCGATCAGTTTGCCGAAGAAATTCAAAATTATCGAAATGACCCATCCTTTTTCCGCAGTATTATGGCTCGGTATGGGTTTGCTAAATCAAATGACCCTGAAAGCGCAGTTAGAGAACATGAATTAAACCTGCTTATGGGCGGAGCTTGGGTTACGCAAGCCAAAAACTTTATGACCAAAGCCATGAATGGCCGGGTTCAGACAAACGAACAAATCGCAGAATTGCAAAGAATCGCTAAAGAAATGCAAGCTAACGCAGTTAAACGGCACCACGATATGACCAAACCTATTTATAACAGAGCACTGAAACAAAAGGTTCCTCTACAAGATATTGATCCTTTTTACGGTCGCTACGAAGCTTTAAAAGGAGATGAAGATGGGGAAGTTGGTGTTAGGTTGTCTGATGGTAGTCTAGCTATGATGACTATGAAAGAATTCGAAGAAGCTCAGAAAAAAGATCCTAATATTAAACTTCTAAGGAAACAATAATGGCAAGACCAGTAACAAAAGAAGATCTAAAGAGACTAGGCTATGTTGTGGATGAACCACAGGAACCAGGAGAACTCGAAGCTTTTGGTCGTGGTGCTGCTCAAGGTCTGACATTTGGCTTTGCTGATGAACTTACCGGCGCAGCTCAAGCTGCTTACGAAGGTTTAACTGGCGACGAACGCGATTTCTTAGATCGTTATAGACAAGCTACAGAAGAATCTAGAGCAGCATACAAGGCTGCAGAAGAATCTAGTCCAATTATCTCCACTGCCGGAAACATTGTTGGAGGATTAGCTCCAGCTATTCTTTCTGGCGGCACATCTTTAGCTCCGAAAGTTGGGGCTACTGTTGGGCAAAAAATTGCTAGCGCCGCTACTATGGGTGCTTTGGGTGGTGCGGCTACTGGTTTGGGTGTTAGTGAAGCTACTAGCGCTCCGGAAATGGCAAAAGAAGCACTAATGGGAGCTGTCGGTGGAGGCGTTTTGGGTGGCGCAGCAGGTGCTGGCGGCAAAGTTGCTGCAACTACTATTGGTGCCGGTATCGGAGCAGCCCTGTCCCCGGAAGATCCACTAGCAGGGGCAGCTATTGGTGGAACAGTTGGTCTAGCGGGTCAAACCGCACTAAAAGCTGTAAAAGAGTCTTCTCCTGCTGGGATTATGTCTAAGGCTTTTAAACGAGGGGAAGAAGGAGTCGATCTTCGTTCTAATGAATCTAATAGACAATTAAAAGAACGTTTTTCGGATATCAATGTAGAATCAGATATGGCGCTAGAGCAGGCAAGAATTGCCGCGCAACAGCAACAGGCAGAGTTACGGCGTAAAGGATCAAAAATTTCTATTCGTGCCTGGTATGAACAAGCAAAAGACGCGATTAAAAAAGCCAAAGATGAATTTGGTGCCGATCCAAAAGTTTCTGATGAGCTGTCTCAAGTAGAGCAGTTAGTAGATAATTACATTCTCGGTAAAGTAGAAAATCTAGATGTTCCAGTTCTTGAGTCGTCTGGTTCTCTTCAACGACGTTTAGAAAAATTAGACAAAAAACTTGAGCAGTTAAATGTCAGAGAACAAGCTAAACGTGAAGCGCAGCTAGTAGCCCAGCCCTATAAAGCCGCTGGACAAGCTGGAGAATTGCTCACTCCGGAAGGAAAACCTTACGAGTATCTTTCTAGAGCAGGGGTTCTACAGAAAGCTAAAGCTTTAAAACGTAATCCAGAAACTGGTGAATTGATGCCAACGCTTGGGGATACGGAATTAAATGCTGCTTTTGATGATCTGGCAATGAGTAATATAAATCAAGCACTACCATTTGAAAAACAGCAGGTTCAACTTGGTGGAAAACAGTATGAAACTATAGCTGATGTTCGGAGTGGTAAGGTTATGAGCGAAGCTGTTCCTATTGAAGCAGTCGAGCCTCCTATTGAGAGTGTTCAAAGTGTACAAGTGAGATTTCCTGCTACAGTAGGCGAGGAGATGACAGTACCGACTTCTCAAGTATCTAAACTTAAAGGAGCTGTGGGTAAATATGGCTCTCAAGGTGAAACTCCACTATCTACTCCTGAAGGAAAATCCCTCGTTAATAGATTGCTTAGTCCGGTGGAGGCACGAGAGTTATCTGCTACAGAACAAACTATGGGCTTTACAAAAGAGAGCCCTACTCTTAAGGGCTTAGAGGAACTTGGCGGAGGAGAAGCTCTGACAAATACCAATAAATTCTTATCTAACCTTTTTAAAGTGGAAAAAGAAATCCCAGATTTGATGAAGGTAATTAGTGAATCCCGTAATACCCCGTCCGCCTTAGAAGCTTACAAAAAAATTAAAGATTACAAGGCTACTTTATCTGCACTAAAAGATCAAGCAACTAATCCTGAGCTAAAAACAAAAGCAGCAGCTCTAGAAAGAAACCTTGCTAAGGCTGAGGAACTGTCTCAAGACGTAATGTTACACTCTGAAATCACTTCCAAAGGACTAAGTCAAGACCTAACTGATCCAAGAAATTGGTTAGCAACCTCCTCTCGCGGCTTTGCTTATGGTGGTGCAAACTGGGCCGGATTACAAAAGAAAGCGGCTAAAGATACCGTAGCTGCAGTAGGAAAAAAACTCTACGAAATGACACCGGAAGCATTACAAGATGTCGCTACTAAAATCTCTCAGCGGTTTAAGGATTCTCCTACTGCTCAGAAGTTTGCTCAGCAGCTCTCTATGGCGTCTGGAAAAGATCACGTAAAGCGTAACGCATTACTCTTCACTCTACAGCAGAATCCTGCTTATAGGGAATTTATTCAGCAGCTAGGAGACGACAATGGACAATAAACGATTTGATCAGCTTGATAGTAAGATTGACCGCTTAGACCAACGCTTGGATAACATCGATAAATCTTTGGCTGTTAATACAGAACAGCTTAAGTACCACATTAAGCGTACAGATTTAAATGAGAAACGCATCGAACATATCGAGAATCACGTTGTCACCGTGAACAGCGTTTTTAAAACACTGACGATTATTGTTACCGTTGCTGCGGGTCTTATTGGCGCAGTAGCGGCTATTGCCTCTATCTTATCGCACTTTAAGCTGCTTTGAGTTTCTAGCCTTTCGGTCTAACAACTCTATCATGGTATCTTCTTGACTACCAGGATTAGGGTCTTGTCTATTTTCTACAGCTTCTTCCCAATTATCAGTCCAGCCAGTAGTCCTAAATAAAGACACAGTATCACGATTTCTGGAGTTATTGCGTCTATAACAGTCCAGTTTTTCTTCTTTGGTCTTGTGTAAAATGGTTCCGCTGTGGTTGAAACTTGCTCCGACATACTCTTCATTAAAATCACTTAGCCATTTCTTCTCTTCTGCAGAGAGCTTGTTAACATAATCTTGATCAATTAATTCCCACCTACTCTTCGGGTGGACACTCTGTCTCAAACCTGCGAGCGGCCCGCGCTTTGCGGAGCTTTTCTTTCTTGGCTTTGCGTCTTTCGTCGTTGAAGGGCTTGATTTTTGCGTAGTTTTTAAGCCCGTTTTTCCGTCTTTTTTCATACAAAAGTTGTTCTCGTCTCTTTCTGTTCTCCGCCGCTATACGGTTAAGAAGATCATCTGGTCGAAGATCAAATGGCTTACCGTCTAATCGGTAATATCCACCATCTCCAGACTCTCGAAGTTGCCTAAAGTTTTTTCTAAAGAATACTGCAAAGGCTCTTGGATTGAGTTTTGGTTTTCCGTCTGACCACTTTTCATAAGCCTCATACACCTTCCACCACATTACTTTATCTCTACCTTCTTTGATACCGAGGGATACGATAAAGTCCTCTACATCCGAATACTCCTGAAATACTTCTTCAGGAACATCCAGTTCGGCTATTTTTAGTAGCTCCTCTATCTCTTTAGCGGATAGTTTTGGAGACACCTACGGCTACCAATCCAGTCAATACTGCACCGAGTACGAAATAGCCTGTTTTAACCCACATAGAGGTTGAGTTAGCCGACACCAACTGATCGGCTAACTCCTTTGACTGATCCTTATATAGAGTAAGGCGTTGGTTCAGAAGATTATTTTCTGTTTCCATTAACGTCACAATACGCTTATTAGACTCTAGCTCTAATCCTAGATGATAAGCTTTAGCCGCCGATTCTTCTGTGATTAGATATCCTTTAAAAGGAGCCGGGTCGCCCTTATTTAAAAGTACTGTATCAGCTAAAGAGGTCTGTGCAATTAATAGTAACAGTAGAAGTCTCATAGTTTATTAAAAAAGTCCTTGATCTTTTCAGGAGAAGGTGTTTCTTTTTTAGCCTTCTCCAGACTACTCTTTTCTTCTTCAATCTTATTACGAACTTCTTCTTGTTTTGTTTCTAGAACAGCATCTTTTACTTTAGTTTCAGAAATAAGAGCATCTGATTCTAAACTACGATTACGTCTCCAGAGAACAAAGAAGGCGAGGGCTGCCGCTAGGACAGCCCCAATCTTCATTTTAACGTTAGAAAACAAAGCGTTCATACCAAGTCCGGGTATCCCGGTCAGTCGCAAATACTCGTGGAGAACGCAGTACTTGCGTAACTACGTCCTTCATACGAGTATAGTCACGGCTAGAGTCGTAATTATCTCCAAACTTGATGGCAAGAGGAGATCCGACTAGTGGGCAATTGCTCCACTCAACTTCCACAGGACCAAACATGGTGTTGATAGTTTCCTTCTTAACCCCAGTAATCAAGCTTTCATCGCAATGGGCGCGTACTACGCGATCAGCAGCACGTTCTTCTACAGCACTAGCCCCGGAAGTCCAATACTCATTGATAACGAGTTTAGCGTATTCTTCGTGGCTAATACCCATACGAACAGCTTCTACCTCTTCAATTTCCTTAACTCGCGCAGTATAGAAATCTGTACGAGAGTTCAGTTCACCGGGAATCTGTCCATCGAATCCACCACGAGCGCGATGCTGCATCAACACTCCGTTCGGTAGAATTAGACGTTCTCCGGCATTCTGAACCAACACGAAGCCCATCGAAGCGGCAAAATTAGTTACTGTCTTAATTTCCTGAGGAATTGATTTCATAGTCTGAACTAGGTCTAGACCATCTTCAATGCTTCCTCCCGGAGTATTTAGTACAAAATAAATAGTTTCAGTAGGAGCCAGCTTTGCGCTAAGTGTGTAGATCTCTTGCTGAAGCGAGGCTACAGACGATCCCGTAACCGGAAGACGAAGGGAAATAGTATTTCGTGCCGATAGAGTAATTTTCTCACCCTTAGCACTTACGGCCTTCTGTTTATTTCCTGCGTGTAAAAATGGCAGAGTCAGAAACACTGCCCCAATCAATCCAAATAAAGCGTATTTTTTCATTTTAAGTTCCTTGTTTTTCTTCGGGGCCAAAACTTTTGCCACCAAATGTGATTCGTCTAGTTACGTATGTACCTAGAGTTGCAATGAATAATTCCATAAAACTTGATGTAGTATTGACTACACCAAACATATGTAGCGCATTTGCAACCAATGCGCAAACAGCGAACACAGCAACTAGTGTTGTGGTCACAGATGATTTACCAGTGTTAGGATCTTCTAACCATTTCATAATAATACCTTATAATTATTCTTCAGTTTTGTCAACATTTCTTTTGCGACGAACTGTGTTTTCTTTCGCGGACTTAACTTTATGACACTCCACACATAAAGCCTGCCATCCTGCTCTACTTTCAGGAAACATGCGATTAACTGTGTCATCCCAACTAGTAAAACCCATTTCTGGGTTATCTACTGGAATAACGTGATCCATCTGAATCTCGGAGTTCGAGAATACGTTTTTACAACTGGCGCACTGATACTTACCGCGTTCGACTCTAGCTGCTACCTTTGCTTGATATCGAAAGGGATATCTATAAGAAGCTCTACGTAGTGCGTTTAAAATCCATTTTTTACGATCAAATGCCACGACATGGTGACCTCATTTCTGTTGAGTTTTTCTAAAGGTGCAATGTTTACATGAATATAGAAGTCTAGAACCTAGATCAGCTGTTTCTAATGCTTCGGCACATTTAGGACAAACATTAACCGGTTTTAGTTCGTATTTTTCTAGTTCTACTTCTTCGACTTCAGTAACATTATTCTCTAAGGCTTTCAGCTTCTTAGAGTTTCCGCCTAGTAATTTACGAAGATGGCGGTTCTCCGATTTGAGTTTCCGAACTAGCCCTCGTAGAAATTCCAGCTCGGTTTCCTTCTGCTTTTTTGCCATATCTGTCGTCTAACTCCGGGTGAAATCTCTCGTATTCAAGAAGAAACATGAGATTACATGCTGCATGTGCAACATGAGATAATCCTGTTTCTGGATCTTTATCCTCGCCTCTAGCAAAAGCATTTAGATGACGAATAGCTGCCCCATAGACTCTAGTCCAGGGCATACCCTTTGCCCAATTATATGGATCGTATTTACGAGCGCCGTAAGTTAGTACCTTAGCGATCTCCTCCTGAGCAAAAGGAGGAAGCAATTCCATACGAACCTTGTCCTGATCGAACTTAATCCCATTACTCATCTTTTAAGGCCTTATAAATCTTTCTACTCAACTTAAAGATATGTTGCCCGTGTTTTTCCATCAACTCACAAGCAATCTCTTCCATTTGTTCTGCAGATAGACTAGCAGATTCTAGACAGAGATAGTAGAAATAAACATGAGTTACTTCATGTACTACTAAAGAAAGATCCAGGGACTCTCTATCCAAATAGACTTTCTTATCTTTAGGGATCGTGATGCCTGAATTACCATCGCCGTGACGACGAATAAAGGCCTCGCTGTCTAGGACAATAAACTCCCATTTGTCGCCGTTAATTGGGATTAGCATTTATACAACTTTCCTTCAACCACGCACTTATAATCAATGATAGGCACTGGCTGAACATGTGCATGACCATTTGGTTCAATATAAGCCACACCAAAACCTAAAGCCCAGTCTTTAAGAGCCTTTACTCTGTGCATATAATCAACCTCGTTAACATCTCCAAGCCAGCCCAGCATAGCTCCTACGTGTGGACGGCCCCTAGCGTTTCCTACTACAGCATATCCAATGCGATGGGTATGTGCAATAAC